CAGGCAGCTGGACATGTTTTGGGCGGTGGGCCACTGTGCCACAGTGGTACAGGGGGGCCACGCGCCACGAGGTGAGAAAGCTAGAGTAGTATCACAATGGCACACTAATACTGGAGGCGAGACACAACTACATCAAAACTACATACGGGAACGTTCCCGAGCCCTTGGGAACTGCAGGACGCGCCGCCTGAAAGGGCCAGGGGCAAGGGCTAGAGGCAAGAGGGGCAAGGGCGGCAGCAAGGGGCTAGAGGCAAGAAGGGGCAAGGGCGGCAGCAAGGGTAGGAAGGAGACGTGAGACCACGCCGCCTCGTACGTGCGAGGCCGCGCGCAACCCGCCTGCCGGTGCTAAATTGTCCCTGAAGCAGATGGAGCTGAACCAGGCGATGCAAGGCCAGGAACAGTCCTTGTCTGAGCTGCGTGACTACAAGGTTCAACGTGCCAATGAGACACAGGCCAATGCAGCTCGCATGGCCGCGTTAATTGGTACGCCCCCGCCGGATCGCACGGCTCAAGCGCCTGTGGTTGGCACTGATCGTGAGGCCATGGTCAAACCGCGGGGCAAGCGCGGCCTGCGCATTGATCGCGTTGGCCAGTCCACTCCCACCAGCCAGGGCGCAGGCACTGGCCTCAACATTGCCACCTCGTAGCCATGTGTTTCGGATCTGCACCTCAAGCACCTGAGATCAGGTACGTCGGCCCCAGCGAAGCCGACATTGCGGCCAATAACGCTGCGTTGGAAACCTATCGGCAGCAGTCGATGGCCCAGCAGCAGCAGTTTGCTGATTCGCTGCAGAAGCAAATTGATCAAGCCAATGCGCAGGCCGAGGCACAGCGCAAGCGGCTCGAGGAAGAAAAAATGACTGCAGCCGCTGAGCTCGAGGCTCAACGGGTTGGCGCCGCGGCGGAGACCGCTGCTCAACAGCAGGCTGCCTACGCCGTCACCACCACAATGACGGAGCCGGAGAACGCGCAGACGACTCAGGCACCCAAGGCGAAGGACAAGAACAGATCCACTCTCAAGATTGCGCCCGGCGCCACGGCCATGAGCGCAGGCACTGGCCTCAACATTGGAGTCTGACCATGTGCGCAGGGAACGCTGGCCGGCAACAGCATCACGCGAATGAAGAAGCAAAGCGTGAGCAGGAGCGATTGAACCAGATCGCGCGTGAGCGCCAGGCTGAACTCGACCGCCAGGCTGTAGCAATGCAGTTGCAGGTTGCAGTTCAGCAGGGCGAATTGCAGCGGCTCCAGGCCAGCCAGCAGAAGGTCATGGCTGACCAGCAACGTGCCGTCGACGACTTACGTGTCGAGGAGCAAGCGCAGCTTGCGCAGATCGAGCAAGCGCGCAAAGCGCAGGAAGCGCAAATCATGCAGAACCGGCTGACGACTCAAGCTGCGTCGCAATCACTCAGGGTTTTGGCTGGGCGCAACGTGCAGTCAAAGGCGCCAACTGCACCGGTCACGCGCAGTGGGCCTGATTCGCGCGTAAGGGCTACCTCAGCAACGCAAACTCTGCGCATTGGTTCGTCGGGCCGCAGTGCTGGCGTCGGCGTCAACCTGGGAGGCTGACCATGAGCTGCGAAAAGCGTTACCGCGCACTGGAATCAGACCGCAACTACTACCTCGAGCGGGCGCGGACCGCCTCGCGGTTGACGCTGCCTTATCTGATCCCGCTCAGCGATGAGCCCTACCCCAACGACAACCAGACGTTCCCGCTGCCGTGGAATGGAATCGGTGCCAGGGGCGTCCACAACCTGGCCAGCCGACTGCTTCTGGCGCTGTTGCCGCCGACCGAATCGTTCTTTCGCTTCACGATCGACGAGATCGAGTTGGCCAACGTCGAGCAGCGCCTGATGGCTGCAGGTGCAACGCCAGAAAAGCTCGGCAAACAGAAGAGCGAGTTTGACCTGGGTCTTGCCAAGCTCGAGCGGGCAGTGTTGCGCAGCATCGAAACCAGCAACGACCGTGTGGCAGTTCACGAGATGCTGCTGCACCTGATCATCTCCGGGAACGTGCTGATGTACGTCTCGGACGAAGGCCTTAAGTGCTTCCACCTCAACCGCTATGTCTGTCGCCGGGACTTGATGGGCAACCCGGTCGAGGCCGTGGTGTGCGAACAGCTCTCGGTTGAGACCTTGCCACCCAATGCTCGAGAGCTTCTCAGCGAAGAGGACGGCGAAGTTGAAGGCATCGTCGACGACGACCACACTCCTGAGTACGAGCGTGTCGTGCGGCTCTACACCCACATCGAGTGGGAAGGGAAGAAAGTCAAGTGGTATCAGGAGATCAAGGGTCAAGAGATCCCTGGCAGCAGGGGCAGCGCCAGCCTGAGCGAATCCCCCTGGCTGCCGCTGCGCATGTACCGGATCGACGGCCAGGGGTATAGCCCCGGCTATGTCGAGGCGGCCTGCATCGCTGACTTGCAAACCGCTGAAGCCCTCAGTCAGGCCATCGCAGAGGGCTCGCTGGTTTCCGCTCAGGTGAAACACCTGGTGAAACCGAGCGGCATCGCCGACCCCAAGAAGCTGGCTGAGGCACCGAACGGGGCCTACCTGCCGGGCAACCCAGATGACGTCTTCACCATCCAGGTGAACAAGGCTGCCGATCTGAACGTGGCGGCCCAAGGCCTGGCTCGCATTGAAGCGAGGCTGTCGCAGGCCTTCATGCTGGCCGACGTGCGTGACAGCGAACGCACTACAGCCGAGGAAGTGCGGTTGCAGGCTTTGCAGATCGAGAACTCTCTTGGCTCGATTTACGCCATCCTCACCACTGAGTTCCAGCAGCCCTACGTGGCACGCAAGCTGGCGATCCTGACCCGCAAAGGCCGGCTGCCCAAGCTGTCTGAAGATCTGGTCAAGCCTGTTGTGAGCGTCGGCTTGGCCGCTGTTGGCCGGGGCAATGATCTCGAGAAGACTGCCCGATTCATGACGATCCTCCAGCAATCGCTGGGGCCTGAGGGCATCGCCACCTATGTGATGCCGACCGAGTTGATTCGTCGACTGGCCGGTGCCATGGGCATGGACATCATCGGCCTAGTCAAGACCGACGAGCAGCTCGCCGCTGAACAGCAGCAGGCACAGCAGGCGGCAATGGTTCAACAGGCAATGGCGTCCGGCATGGCCGACCCACAGAAGTTGGCCAATGCCGCCGCCACCAGCCAGCAGATGGCTGAACCTCAACCCACTGAACAACCACCAGCATGACGACCACAGCAGGCCCTGAGCTCCAGGATCTCGTGGCCCCTGGCCAGGAAGAGATGATCGACAGCTTCCTCGAGGAACTCGAGCAGGAGCAGCAGCAACTGAACGCCGAGCCCGAATCGAACGATGACGGCGAGGCTCTTCTGGCCGGCAAGTTCAAGAGCACCGAGGAGCTTGAAAGGGCTTACCTCGAGGCGCAGAAGCTGATCAGCCAGCGCGGTCAGCAACCTGCGCCGAGCGAAACGGAACCTCAGGCCACGATCACACCCGATCAGTACACGCCAGAGCTGGGCAAGCAGCTCTACGGCGACACGGTGGCGACTGCCATCGAGGCCGCAGAGATCAACCCGCTGGAGATGGCAGAGAAGGTCTATGCCGGCCAGGACGTCAGCAGCTATGTCGATGCTCTGGTGGAGAAGGGAGGACTGCCTCGTGAAGTGGTGGAGACCTACCTGCAGGGCGTGACTCCAGCCAAGGGCAACTATCCGGGAACTCCAGATAGTTCAGCTCCGGGCCTGACGGATGCGGACGTGCTTGAGCTCAAAGGCATGGTCGGCGGCGAGCAACAGTTCCAGCAGTTGAGCCAGTGGGCTGTGAGCAATCTCGACCCACAAGAGCTGGCCGATTACAACGCGGCCGTGGATAGTGGCAACAAGGCCGCCGCACGCTTTGCCATCAAGCAGCTGCAGGCCCGGGCATCAACCGGCGGCCAGGAACCAAAGCTGATTGGCGGTGGCAGTGCCGTGAAGACGGACGTCTTTGATAGTGATCAACAGGCCGTGGATGCCCGCGGCAAGAGGGATAAGAACGGCAAGTTTCTGTATGAGACGGACCCCAAATACCGCCAGTGGTACGACAAGACCCTCGCCAGGTCGAACGTCTTTATGTAAGGTCGGGTCATGAGTTGATCTGCACCTGTGCAACTGACTGGGCCTCCTTCGGGAGACACCCCAAGCAGCCAGACAACGGACAGATGCTCGCTATCCCTATAGGCCAATGGCCAACGCTTCTCTCGACCGTATCGGTCAAATCAAAGGCACAGGCGCAGTTGATGCCCTGTTCCTCAAACTCGGTATTGCCGAGCTGCTGTCTGCGTTCGACCGCGCCACTGTCTTCAAAGGCAAGGTGCGTGAGCGCAATATCCGCGGCGGCAAATCTGCAGCGTTTCCCGTGAGCGGGAAAGCTGACGCTGGCTACCACGTTCCCGGGACTCCGATCCTGGGTGCGACCAACAGCCCCGGCGACCGCAACGAGCAGATCATCAACCTCGATGGCCTGATGATCGCCGACCAGGTGATCTACGACCTGGACGAGCTGATGAACTACTACGACGTCCGCCAGGACGTGACGCATCAGCTGGGCCAAGCCCTTGCCCGTGAATGGGACAAGCGTGCTGCCCGCGTGCTCTACGCCGCTGCCAAGAACACCACCGAACCCCTGGCCAAGGCCAGCAACGCTGGTCGCATCGGTCAAAGCCAGACCCTCTCGGCTGGCTATGCCGCTGCCACTTCCAATGCCAAGGGTGACGAGCTGGTCGCCAAGATCAGCGCCCTCAAGGTGGCGATGAAGAAGAAGGACGTGCCTACAGAGGATCTCCTCTGCGTGGTGGGTCCCGACGAGTACGACGTGCTGCTGGATTCCACCCGCGCCATCAACGCGGACTTCAATGGAGCCAGTGGCGAGAACGGTTCCTTTGCCAGCGGCCGTGTGCTGCGCGTGAAGGGCATCCCCGTGATCGAGTCGAACCACGTCACCCAAGCTGCCTACACCAACGGCGCCTACGACAAGAACACCGCTTATCAGCAGGATCTGTCGAAGTGCAAGGCCATCGTGTTCCACCGCGATGCCATCGGTGTGCTGACCCTGCGCAGCCCCAGCCTGCAGGTCACCCCTCAAGGCGGTGACTTCAACATCATGTATCAGGCCAGCCTGATGGTCGCCCGCATGGCGATCGGCATGGGTGTCCTGCGTTCTGAGTGTGCAGGCGTGATCGAACTCCCATAGGCTTAGCCAGGAGGACGAGCCCTAGCCCCCTGTCCGCTTCAGCAGGGGGCTTTTTTGTGCTTACCGATAGCATGAAGACTGCACCGCTGCAGTGCTCTGATGGGCCTCGCAAACCAGGGATCAACACCCGGTAGGACAACCCTGCTTGAGGCGGTCAACATCTGCCTGCAGAACATCGGCGAGCAGCCGGTCAACAGCCTTGAGAACCAGCAGGTGGTTGAGGCCACCATGGCTGAGCGCACCATTCTTGAGTTCCACAAAGAAGGGCAGACAAGGGGCTGGAGCTGGAACAGCGAACAGGCCTATGAGTTCGTGAAGAACTCGAGCACCAACCAGATTGTGGTGCCGGCCAATGTGGTGTCCTTTGCGCCGGATGCCTATCAATGGGCTGGGCGCTTTCAGCTGCGTGGACAGCGGGTCTACGACCGAGAGAAGCGCACCTACACCCTTGGCTCAGACATCCCAAGCCTTGAAGCTGACGTGGTGTGGCTGCTGCCCTGGGACGAGTGCCCTGAGGCCTTTAACCGCTGGATCGTGATCCGGTCAGCGCGGGTGTTCAGCAATCGCGTGCTGGGCTCTGACGCGATCTTCAAGTACACCGCAATGGATGAGCAGATGGCGCTGGTGGAATTGCAGCGCGTGGAGATCGAGCAGGCTCAGCCCAACAGCTTGACGGGTGGGCCAGGGCTGAGGCCGATGCCGACTTACTCGCCGGGGCTGGGCCTGTTGGGCAGGAACCGGGGGTATCTGCGTGGCTAATCTCGTCAGCTACACCATCCCCAACCTGATTCAGGGGATCAGCCAGCAGCCCGACGCGCAGCGCGAACCGAGCCAAGGCGAGACACAGATCAATGGGATGAGCTCCCTGGCGGAAGGATTGCGCAAGCGTGAATCCACGCATGTGGTAGCCAAGGTCAGCAACAGCAGTTTTGGAGACGTCTACTTCCACCAGATCTTGCGTGATGCAGGAGAGAAATACTTGGTGGTGGTGGGGAAGACTGCCATCAAGGTGTTCGACCTAGAAGGGAACGAGAAGACCGTCAGCGCGCCTTCGGGCTACAGCTATCTGTCGTCCGTGGTGAGCGCCAAGAGCGACATCAGAGCAGCGACGATCGCTGATTATACGTTCATTTCCAACACCAAGGCGGTGCCAGCGATGGATACCGCCTTGGCGCCAGCAACGGCTAGACCAGCCAATCACGAGGCGTTGGTATGGGTGAAGGCCGCAAACTATGGCCAGACATACAAAGTCAACGTGAATGGGACACTGGCAACTGTTCAGACAGCAGTGGCCCCAGTAGTGGTGAGCGGCAGCACCACAACTGAAAACAGGATTAGCACAGAAGACATCGCAAGCTCGATTGAAACAGCACTCGCAGGCGTGACCGGCGTGTCAATTTCAAGGAAGGGAAGCGTGTTGCATTTCACTTCCTCGAGTGCAATCACGATTGCAGCGAATGATGCTCGAGCCAATGCCGACATCACGGCCATCACAAACAGCGTTCAGGCTTTTACTGAGCTGCCGACCATTGCGCCACAGGGTTACCAGGTTGAGGTGGTTGGTGACCCGGGAAACAAGTTTGACGGCTACTACGTCAGCTTTGTTCCTCGCACGGGCGCCGGCACCTTTGGCGAAGGTTCGTGGCAGGAAACCGTCAGCCCTGGAGTTGAGTACAAGATCAACCCGGCAACGATGCCCCATTTATTGGTGCGGCTGCCGAATGGAACGTTCTACTTTGGCCCTGCCAATGGCAGCACCCAGGGCGGCATCACGATCCCCACCTGGGGCGAACGCACTGCAGGCGACTACGACACCGCGCCAGACCCCAGCTTTATTGGCTACCCCATCCAGGACGTCTTCATCTACAAGAACCGGCTGGGCTTCTTGGCGGATGAGAACGTCATCCTGAGCCGCACGCGAGATTTCTTCGAGTTCTTCCCGGAGACCGTGACGGCAGTGCTGGACACGGATCCGATTGATTTGACGGCCAGCAATAACCGGGTGTCAGTTCTGCGTTATGCGATCCCGTACCAGGACGAGCTGATCATCTTCTCGGACCAGATCCAGTTCAGATTTAACGCAGCCGAAACCATCTTGACGCCAGCCAGTGCCGTAATCACGGTGTTGACTCAGTACGAGATTGACCCTGACTGCAGGCCCATCCCTGTGCAGGGCACGATCATCTTCTGCCAGGCCAATGGTCAGTGGAGCCAGTTCCGCGAGTTCAGTGTCCGCGGTGCGGGAACTGCGCTGGTGGCAGACGCGTCCGATCTGACCGGCTATGTGAGCAGCTACATCCCGGCGGATGTGTTCAAGCTGACGGCCAACGACACGGGCAACAGCTGGTTCGCGGTCTCGAGCAAGAGCGGCTTTGCGGACCGCATCTACGTCTACAAATACTTTTACCGGAACACTGGCGGTGGCGCTGAGCGTGCGCAGAGCAGCTGGAGCCATTGGAAGCTCAATGGCGCTGATCAAATCCTGCAAATCCTCTGCGTGCAGGAGGTCATGTACCTGCTGGTGCAGTACGGCACCGAGGTGTGGCTGGAGAAGATGCCAGTCGCCGATCGCCTCAGCGACGTCACCCCCAACCCCTACCCCCTGCTGCTGGACAGGCGCATCTCGACAACTACCGAAACACCGGCAGCAATTCGCGTGGCGGCCGGCGCGTACAACGCCACTACCAAGCAAACCACCTGGACGCTGCCGTACACAATCAAGGCGCTAACTCAGGCCTGGTCTGGCTATGGCATGACCAGCAATGGCGGCGTCTTGCTGGGCTCGGCCAGCAGTGGCAACACGATCGTGGCGAACGGCGATTGGTCAGCGGCGCCCGTGTTCTTTGGCGAGGCCTACGACTTCGTGTATCGCTTCACCCGCTTCAAGCTTTACAAGGAGGTTGGCGGAGGGAAGGCCGCGGCCAACGTCGAACGGACGCAGGTTCGCCATGCCAAGCTCCGGTATCACGAAACCTCGTACTTTGAGATTTACGTGATGGCAGAACGCCGCGACATGGCGGTCTACAAGTTCGACGGGACGGTGCTTGGTAGTCGCAATTCCTCCCTAGGCAGCGAGATGGCGAATGGCTACGACCCAGAGACCAACAGGTATTTCGAGGGGGTGTTCCAGATCCCGATTGCCAGCAAGGGAGAGAACTGCATTGTCGAAATCCACAACGACACCATTCATCCATGCAAGTTCAGCACTTGCGAATGGGTGGGGCTTGTCACCAGCCAAGCGAGGAGCCTGCAGTGAACTGGGCTGATCCCACGCCTGCACGGGTGCAGCACATTGCCAAGATGCTTCGGCACCAAGACCGGCTTGAAGTGCTCTACAGCCATTGCCTGACAGGAGAGCAGGCCGTTTATCAGAGCTGGCAGAACAGTCAGATCTGCCGTTGCATAGATGGAGATGACGGGAAGGCTGTGGGCATCTGCGGGGTATCCGGGTCGCAGATCTGGCTGCTCGGCACGGACGAGCTGCTGGCCACCGACAGCCATCGCCGACAGTTCCTGCGCGGCGGCCGCAAATGGGTGGACGAGCTGATGGCTGCCCATGACTACTTGGAGAACTGGGCGTTGTGGTCCAACACAGCCACGCTGCGGTGGCTTAAGCACTTGGGCTTCACGATCGACACCCCAGCGCCACTTGGCCATAGCGCCCAGCTGTTCGCTCATTTCTGGAGGGCGAGCTGATGGTGGTCATTGATCCCTTCTCTCTTGCCTTTGGCGTTGCCAATGCGGGTCTCGGCATCCTTGGCGCCGGGGCTAGCAACGCGGCACAACGCCAGGACTACGAGAACCAAAAAGCATTTCAGAGCGCCAACGCGCAATTTGCGCAGTGGCAGGCGGGGTTTAACGCACGCATTACCGATGCCAATGCTCAGCACAAATACTGGGCGGAGACCGTCAATTACAACCAGCAGTTGGCCTACACCAACTCGCTGCGCAATTTCGAGCTGGTCAAGAGCATCCGTCAAGCTGAAGTGGTTGGCCAGACCAGGGCGGCTGCTGGCGCTGCCTACATCCAGGACAGCGAAGCACTGAGCCAGCAATACCAAGAGGCCTCCATGCAGGAGGCCGTTGCGATGCAGCAATACCGCTGGCGTGCCCTGCAGGCCCGGGCGTCAGTGCAGGCAATGGGCCAGGAAGGTCGATCGGTGGACCGCATCGTGAACGACTACGCCCGACAGCTGGGCGACTACGAGACCCTGCAATCCATCAACCGTGGACTGCGAACACGGCAATACACGCGTGAGCAGGCCGGCCAGGTTGCGCAGTACCTGAATCGATGGAACAGCCAGCAGTTCTACGAGGAACAGCCCTACATCGATCCGGTCCCACCGTTTGCGCCGCTGCCAACGCTGCTGACACCGGCGCCGCCGTCGATGACGGGCGCTGGGCCAAGTGGCGCTGCCGCTGCACTGAACATCGGCACGGCATTGATGGGTGGAGTCCAGTCCACCTTGTCGATGGCTGGAGCCGTCAGAGGCCTGCAGAGGCCCGCCTCCCCCACTGGCCCCGGCACACCCGGCTAACGATCCATGGCAGACAGGAATCTCCCTCTTGGTCAGGTCACGCCGGTAGCGCGGCCTATTGGCGCTTTCGTTCAGGCGGCTCAAACACAAGTAGCCGCTCCAGCGCGGCCGGCCCAACTGGGCAGCCCCACCGGAATTAGCACGATTCAGATTGGCAGCACGCCCAATGTCGCTGGCTTCAACCAGTACGAGCAGCTAGCGACGGCCTTGGCCCCATTCAGCAAGACGCTGATGGAGCTCACCGGTCAGGGATACCTGGCCATGCGTAAGGGCCAGATCGAGGAGGGCTACTACGACGCAAAGAACGAGCTGGCCAAGGCCACCTTGTCGCTGCAGGTGCAGGCCGAGGCCGGCGCGGCCGATGCGGCCAGCCAGATCAGTCAGCTGGAAAAAGTCGATCCGACCGCAGCGCAACTGCTCAACGAATCGAACCCGTGGAAGCTGATTGGCCGCCGGCGTGCGCTGGCCCAGGTGGCGGGTGGCGAGATCTCCAATGCGTTGGAAGACGACCTGGCGACCAACGCTGGGATGCTGAGTGCTCTGGCCCCTGAAAGCCCAGAACTGAGCAAGAGGCAGGCCCAGCTCACAGCTCAGGTGCTGGATCGTTTCGGCCTGTCGGGTGACGAGCCAGAGGTGCAGTTCTATGTCACGCCGAAGCTGAATCAGGCCTGGGACAAATACCGCGACCAGCAGCGCAAGCTGTATCAGGCCGAGGTCAAAGCCAGCACGATCTCAACTGGAGTGGCAGCCATTGGTGAGGAGCTTCAGCGGCTGGCAAAAGACGGGATCCCGTTCAACGGTGAAGTGATCACCATGACGGACCCTCGCTGGCCATCGCTGGCGGGGTTCCTGTTGACCAGCGAGGTGGACAAGAACCTTTCGATGCTGGGTGGTGGCGATCGCGTTGAAGCTGTTGCCGAGTTTCGGAAGCAGCTGATGGGCGCATACGGGCAGGTATCGATCCTGTCTGATGCGATCAACAACATCAGGGGTGGCAACCCTGGGATGTCGTTTGAGAAGCGCCCGACATGGGCCGCCAGCAATCCGCTCGACATGCTCGAGCTCAAGAACCGCGGCAATGAAGCGCGGATCAAAGATTTCGAGCTGGGTCAGCAGGGCATTGAGCAGCAACTGACAGCGCTCTGGTATCAGGCCGGTGCGCCAGGGGCGCTGCTGCCATCCGACCCTGGTTATCCAGCAGCGTTGATCACCTTCCGCAACCAGGCCGCGGCCATGGGCTTTCGGGATGTGGATGGATTCATCAATGGCCGAATGAGCTCAACGTCTTCCGTGTTGGCGGAGGCGTATCGCCCGGATCCACTGGCAAGCCAGAACTTCCTCAACCAGATCGAGGATGCGCCTCCATCGCTGTTTTCCTCTCCTGAGGGGCTAAGGCAGCTACGCGAGCAGGCCGCCCAGGCCGCCAGGGCAGAGCCCACCCCGGCCCTGCAAGCCGAGCGCTACCGCGAATACAGCGAGGCGATCGATCGCAAACGTCAACAGGCGGAAGAGTTCACTCCTGGCGTGAAGCAGCAGATCGACCAGTCGCTGCTTCAGGACCTGGCGCTGCCGGAAGTGAAGAAGAAGCTGGATGCCGGCAAAGCCGGTGGCAGCAGCATGATGCAGTCGCTGCTTCAGCAGGGCGTCGATCCCGCATCGGCGGCGGCGAGCGCGTTTGGCCGCAGCGACGCGGTGGCGTTCACCAATGGCGTGCAAAACCTCTACCTGCGGGCGGCAGAGGATGCGCTGAACAAGTGGCGAGAGGACAACCCGGGCCGCGCGATGAGCCCGGCGGCCAAGAACAGGATCATCAGCCAGGCGGTTGCTGATGCGCGCAAGACCAAGGCCTACGAGGACCTCTACTCAACGCTGACCGGGATGAAACCTGGGCAGGTGGGGCCCGGGACCGTTGGCACTGGTCCCAGCCAAGGCAGCCAGCCTGGGCCACAGGCTCGTGGCGTTCCCCGGGCAAAAGCTGCAGCGCTTCCCGACAGCACGGTGAAGGGCTATGCGGCCCGGCCAGTGATGGAGGGCAACTGGCTGCACAGCGAGCTGGACAGCATCAACAAGGGCAAGCCGGTGAGCGCTGAGCTTTACCAGCTGGCCAAGCGGGCCGGCACCAGCGTGAACCGCTACCTGCTCGAGCAGCTGCGCTTTTACCCACAGCTGGATCCTGACGGTTCTGCGTCTCGCTATCTCCAAGAGCAGGTGCGCAAGCAGCGCCAAGGGCAGCAGGTGTCGAGCGCCAACTACCGCGGGGCCACGGGCGGTCTGGCGATGGTGCCCACCGGGTACAACCCCTTGGCGCCAGGCAGCTGGCTGATGAACCTGCTGATGCCGCCGGCGGCCGCGGCGACGCTGCCCTCGATGGGAGGTGGCGGCCGCCCTTTTGGGGGTAGCGGAGGCAGCTTTGAGCGGCCTGCCTCCGTCGTCTACGAGCGCCCCGACGGCCAGCCTGGTGTTGACCTCTACTTCCCCAGCAAGCGCTTCCCTGCGGTGCTGGAGGGTGTGGTGAAAGACGTGAGCCGAGAGGGCGGCTACGGCAACTACATCGTTGTCGAGTCGGTTGACCCTCTGACCAACCGCAAGGTGGATGTGCTCTATGGCCACCTGGCGGATGGCAGCGTGCGCGTTCGCCCGGGGCAGCGGGTGTCTGCTGGGCAGGTGATCGGCCAGCAGGGCGGCACAGGCAACGTCCGCTCGGCTGACGGCACGATTGCCAGCATCGACTTTCTGGCCCCACGAGGCGCAGGCAGCAGGGACATGACCCCTTATGCCGGGTTCGACCAGCTGCGGCGGCATGTGGTGAGCAGTCTTCAGAGCGGTGCGAGCCGCCCTGCGACGCGACGTGGTGGCGGCATGACGGGCCTGGCCACCTACTACACCGGCAGCGGTGGCAGTGATGGGGTCGCCGGCGGGCCCACCGCAAACGGCGAGCGCTACAACCCCAACGCCATGACGGCTGCTGTGCAGTGGAGTCTGCGCGGCAAGTATCTCAACAAGTGGGTCACCGTTGAAGACCTGGACACCGGCAAGACGGTGAAGGTCTGGGTCAACGATGTTGGCCAGATGGGGGGTAACGAACGATCGGTCAATCGCTCTGACCCAAGAGTGATTGATCTCTCTCCTGCCGCCTTCAGAAAACTATTCGGCAGCACCAGCAGGGGTGTGGGCCGTATCCGCATTGTGGAGGGCTGACCCATGCCAAAGTTCAACCTCGCGCCGCTGCCTCAGGACCTTGACCCGGCCTGGCCGCCCAAGCCACAGCAGCGCCCCAGCGCAGGCCAGGCCAGAGAGATCGGCAACCAGCGGATTGAATCCGCAGCCGCTTCAGTGCCTGTTGTTGGTGGGCTACTGAAGCCCATCGCTCAATTTGGTAATGCGCTGGCTTCGCCTGACACCAAGGTCGGCATCTTCACCGGCCCGGTGAATGGCATCAGCAAGCTCGGCAATGCCTTGGGTGATCTTGTCCAGCGCAAGCCGATTGATGTCACTGATGCGTGGACAATCAGCGACCAGGCTGCACGCCAAATCAATCCATTCCGCATCGGCACAGGTCAATACGTCACCCCGTCCGATCAGGCAGGCCTGGAGATTGGTGAAGGCATTGGCGCTGAATTAAGTGGCGCTCGCGTTCTTGGCTTGATTCGCGGGATGGGGGCCGTCAAGGCGGCAGCCGACTCGATCAAGGCCAGCCGCCAGGTAAAGCGTGTCGCTGTCGCTGCAAAGGTCAATCAGCCGCTGCGCGCTGGTTTGAACGTCGGCGCCAACGTCGGCGAAGCACTGGCCAGCACCACGCTCGCCGTGCCGTTCCTGGATCAGGAAGACGGCAACCTGGCCAATCTCGGGGATGCCTTAGGCCTGGAGCTCCCGGGTCGTGTCGAGCCCGGCGAAAACTATCTGCTCAGCACCCTCAAGAGCATTGGCGTGGAGGGCATCGCTGCGCCCTTGGCGCTGCTTGGCGCCGGCTCCTTGGTTGCCCCGATTCGCAAAGGACTTGCCGAAGGCGGGCTGGGATGGCTGGACGAACTGGCCGAGGCTGAGCTGGCTCCCTACATGCCGCAGCCGCTGGCACCGGCGCTGCCGCCGGCAGCAGCCGCTGACATGGTGGACACCGGTGCGCGTTCTCTGCCGGCCTTTGGAGAGAGCAGCGCCAACTACGGCGAGCTGTTCCAGCAGCTAGAGGCCCCGCCGGCCACGTTCGACTCTGCGGTCGGCCGCGCTCTGCAGGACCAGAAGCAGATCCAGCAGGTGGTTGAGCAGCGCCAGCGGCTGCAGGACATGGGCCTGGTGCAACAGGGCGAGCCCGGCCAGCTCGAGCTCAGCCTGGGCGGCGCGGTTGACCCTGAGATCCGCCTGCAGATCCGTCAACTGCAAACGCAGCGGGGTCAGCTGATTAAGCAGGGCATGGATGCGGGAGAAGACGTCACCCCGCAACTGGCCCAGGTCGACCAGCAGATCGCCGATCTGATTCAGGCCGGGCAGGGGCAGGACTTCATGCCGGGCGAGCGGGTCTTTCAGCCCGAGATGGACATGCCGGACGGCAGGCCAGAGCTCGACACCTTCCTGGCCAACCTTGATGAATTGAGCGATCGGGAGCTGAGGCAGATCCACAGCCGCGTGTGGGCCGATGTGGGAGCTGAGCGCAATGCTCAGCAGCTGCAGCAGGCGGAAGCGCAGATCACCACGCTGAATGAGCGGCTGGCTGACATCGAAGCCAGGCAGCAGGCCGGTGAGCTGACCCCGCGAGGGGCGAAAGGCCTGGTGACCAAGGTGCAGCGTGAGCTCACAGCAGCGCAGCAAACGGTGCGAGCGATTCAGCAGCGGATGGCCGTTCCCGAATCACTGGTGGGAGACCAGTTGCAACTGCGGATCGAACAACAGGGGCAGCTGAATCTGACGCCCGAGATCCAGCTGCCGCCACTGGAGGCCATGACGCGGACCGCCAGTGAATACGGCTACCGCTCACCAGATGACTACCGCTCTGCTCTGCAGGGCTGGAACCGCGATCAACTGCGCCGGCTGGCCATGCCGGACTCCAGTCCAGAGGTGGCGGCCCTGGTGAAGGCCCGCACCGGCCGCCGCGTGTGGCAGGCCAAGAAGCAAGACATCATCGATGCCCTGGTGGAGCTAAGCATCCGCCGCGGCCGCTACCTGCCGCCAGAGGCTGAGCAGCTGGCGATGGAGCTGAAGGCAAACCAGTTCGGCGATGCAGCGCCGTTGTTCGATCGCCCGGCTGATCTCGATGCGCCCGGCATGACGACAGTGTTGGACGCTGACGGCAACGAAGTGCCGGTGCCGGCAGTCGACTACAGCGGCCGCGGCATGGACGCTGAAACCCGTGAGCGCTTGAAGGCTGAGATCCTTCGGCGGGCCATCGACAACGGAGAAGTGCAGCCACCGTTCAGCCCGCTGCCCGAGCGTCCGCGCACCACCTTCCAGCAGAGCTCGATGGTGGATGAGCTGTTTGCGGATCCGACCGGCCAGCTGCCGCTGCTCTATGCCACCGACCAAGTGCCGACCTACAAGGCAGGTCGCAAGAGCACAGAGGCTCTGGTGGAGGAGCTGCGACTGCGGTTCGAGTACAAGGCACTCGACGACGCAGCGCAGCAAGCCCAGCGTGATGCGTTCCTGGCAGAAAAAGGGTGGGACACGCTGCCTTGGGAAGAGAAGAAAAAGCTGGGCATCTTGAGCGAGGGCTTCTACAGCTTGCAGCCCTACAGCGAGCGGTTTGCGGATCCGACCCCAGCCGCCCGCTCTGACCTTGGGATGCAGCCTGTTGCACCACGCAAGCCGAACACCTACCGGCTGACCTTCGATGAGAAGGGCGATGCGCAGGTGACTTCCCAGCCCAGGAATCAGCCCAAGCCAACACCAGATGAAGTGAAGGCCCAGAAGAAGGCTGAAGCCACTGCCAAGCGGCAGGCCAAATCACAGGCCGTCGCTGCAACCGCTGCCCTGGACAAGCAGGAAACAGCGATTAAGAAAAGGCTGGCAGAACTGTCCCGCCAAGCACAAGGAGCGAGCTGCTGATGACTAGCTGCAACGACATCAACGCTGAGATCAAAGCGCTCGAGGCGCAGCTGGAGGCCATCGCTTCCACCCGCCGCGGGATTGAGGCCAGCGCTGAGCTGGCGAATGGTCAGCCCCAACGCAAACCACGAGTTCTGCGCACCCTTTCCGGGGATGAGGTGACCGTCGACCCTGGCCAATGGATCACCCAGGCCGAGCTGGATGCTGCCCGGATGGGAGACGAGACCATCCGCCAAATGGTGCAGGCGGGCTTCGACCAACAGCGGGGCCCGCGCGGGCGCACCGGCCGGATGGTGAACTACGCCCAGATCTCGCCAGACGACCAGAACATTGCGGCCCTGCTCGAAATCATGGGCCTGCAGAGAGCCAACACCGAGAAGGGCCTCGAGCTGCGCAGGCCCTTTACCAGTCAGGCCGCGTCCCGGGCCCTGCTGCTAATGGCGCAAAAGGCTGGGGCCGACCCCAGGGAAACAGCAAGGCTGCTGAAAGGTCGGGTAGCAGGCATCAACAACTTGCCGAGTGCTGTTTATGGCGTGGCCAAAGCTCGCTGGGATTCAGCCATCCAGTACAGCGATGCGCTGGACGAATTGGCTGACGCGATCGACGGCGGCTACCTGGACGATGCGATCAAGACGCAAGCCGGCAATGCGGCCAAGTGGGCGCACTTCTACGAGAACCTCGACGCCCAGGTGCGACGGCGTGTTGGCCAGGCACTGCGCTCGCTGCAGTTCAAGGCTGACGATGAGATCCCCTTCATCGACGTGCAGCGGGAAGCCTCGCAGCTGACGATCGACGACGTGGAAGGCAACAGCCTCGTGGCCGACATGCTCAAGCTGACCACGGAAGGCAACGCCAAGGAGCTGCGCCGCCGGGCGGCGGCCAAACGGCTGGTGACGATGCAAGGCGGGGAAGTGAACCGCAAAGGGTTCATGGCTGAGCTCGAGATCCTCAACACACTGCGTCGGGCCAATCTGCTCTCATCGCTGTCCACCTGGGCAGTGCGCAACCCGGTGAGTGGCGCCCTGGTGCAAGGGGTGTACATGGCCGAGGACGTGGTGTCGGGGATGGTCCGTGGCGTGACCAAGAACGGCTTGAAGCCGGGCGTGGCCGATGGCCTGCAAGCGGCTGGTTATGCGGCTCGTGCATGGAACAGCGCATGGGGGATGGCCTGGGGCAATGCCTCCGAGTCCCTGCTCAAGGGCAAGGGAACCATGGGCGACGACAACCTGAAGTTCATCACCAAGGGCATCTACGAATCGCCGAAGGAATACGTGAACGGAATCCTCACCACGAAGTGGGACGAGCTGTTTTCGGCCCAGACGGCCAACCCGCTGAACGCTGGCGAAACGGCATTGAAGATGCTGAACATCCTCAATGCGGGCGCATGGAAAATGCTCGGCGGCGGGATTGAGGCGCTCACTGGGAGCGACTTCGGTTACCTCGCCCCCTTCCGGCTGCTCAATGGCGGCGATGAGTTCATGCGCACCCAGGCGTTCGTCTGGAAGTCAAATCACGAGTCATTCCTCCGTGCAGCCGAGGAAGGCCGGGCACAGGGCAAGGATGCGCGATGGATTGAGAGGCGGGCCGACGAACTGGCCAAGAACACGATTTTTGATGGCGTGTTCACTGATGACCAGCTGATCGAGTTCCGTCGCACTCGCAACGAGGAATACGGCATCCCGGCTGGCGACGAGATCAGCAACGATGACCTGCGGGCAATGCTGTACAACATGTACAAAAATGCCCCCAACCTTGCCGACGACATTGGCCAGGTTGCCTATGACCGCGGCGCTGATATTGCCTTCACCAATGCGCTGAGAGATCCCATCACGCAGGGCGTGAACCTCATGCGCCAGAACCCGCTGGCCGGCTGGGCCATCCCCTTCTGGAAGGTGCCGATCAACGGCATCGGCTGGGTGCTGAACCGGGACATCCTGGTGCGGATGCCGATGCAGCTGGTCATGGAAATCCAGCAAGCCGGCTCACGTCGCGCCGGTGGCGCTGCCCAGTACACCGTTGAGCAGATGGCCGATGCCCGGGCTCGAACCGTTGTGGCCGTTGCCGCAGCAGCGGGCACCCACATGCTGTGGGAAAGCGGCATCTTCACCGATGGTGGCCCGGCTGATCCACGACAGCGCGAGCGCTGGTCTGCGACCAACAGCCCCTACAGCTTCAGCCTGGTGAACACCATCGCGGCTGGCATCAAGATCCGCGCCAACGGCATCGACCCAATCGACCTGATGGGCCTTCATGCCGACACCCTGCGGGCCTGGCACGAGGGTTACATCCAAGAAGGCGATGCAGCCAAGGCGGTGGAGAACATCGTGTTCGCCTGGGGCAACCTGTTGAAGAACAAGGCCGCGCTCAAGAACATCACCAGCATCCTGAACGTGATGCAGGATCCCGAGCGCTACGACTTTGCTGACATCCTGGCCGACCAGATGGGTGGAATCCTGCCGATCTCTGGCCTGATGGGCCACATCGGTCGCGTCAGCGAAGACCCAAGC